TGGATAGAACAGTGGGTATCCGTTTTGTTGGGAGATACCCATGTACTCACAGGCGTTGTAGGTATCTCCGTAATTGATAAAATCCTTTGGGTGGTTTGCGGCATCAAGAGCATTTGCCCAACCGGCGAGACAGCAAGCGGTTCCGCAGTTATGTAGAGGCGACGACGACATATCTAGTTCGTCGGAGTAGGCTGGTTCCTCATCGGGAGGGGCGATAAATTGTTCGACGTTTTCACATCGTACAAATTGCCGCATCGAGAATTGATTCTGATGATCGCGGATTACGTCAATCATCTTACGAATGTTTTCTACGTTCATGGTTTCTCTCAGTGTTATTCGGATTTTGGAATTAAATGAACAGAAGATATTACCAAGGCTAGTCCTATTTACCTTATGATCCTTACGCTCCCCGCAGAGCTTACGGGTAGAGATTTAGGTTTCCGCGTATCTTCTTACGCTGTCCATGTACGATTATTTATTCCAACAAGGAATAAAGCCACCATTTGTATCTGAGCGTTGTGGCATTATCAGACGAGTCCAGGACGGGACGCACCGCGACCTAATTAGTAAGTTTTGATTCTTCCGTCGGCGATGGCTTCGAGAACTTGGGCGGCTTGCTCAGCGGAACACCCATAGACATCTCTGTTATCTGGTATTATTCCAAGTCTCGCCGCTTGACTCCACGCAGTTTTGTAATTGATCGACTCCTTATCGTAAACTTCTGGAAGGTCGATGGGAATGAATAGTCTATCGGCAAAATCTTCCGATAAGCCCAACCATTCCGCAGCGGTTGACGAATCAGAATAATCGATTTGCCCACAAATAGGTTGATTATCAATTCGTGCATTGACCCAGCCACAAATGCAACAGATGGTGTTGCAACTTAAATACGGGTTATCTGGTTCACTATTTTCACCCGTGTCTCGAAATGTTCTCCACCGACTAAGATTGAACTGATCTTCGTGAGTTCGAATGTCATTCGCGACAAGACGAAGGTTCTCTACATTTGGCATAATTGTCTCCAAGGAATTAATCGATAGGAACGGAAATGATTTGTTCGGCTAGTTCTGAAACTTTCCGAAGGATCGCTATGCTGTGGGATATTGGAACGTACATCGGATCGTCTCGATCTTTGATTGCGGCCAACAGTAACAGATGGCGAATAGTAGGATCGTCAATACCGGCCCAATCGTTTCGCCAGGCTCGAAAGCATTGGCGGTGATTAGTGAATGTCGGAATATATTCGACAGTCATTCGAACATCCAACTTATCATGATTAATCCATCTATCGGCGATAATTCCAATTTTGAATTTTTCGAAGTTGCCGTCTTCACGATCATCATCAACGATGACATCAAAAGCAATTGCGAATAATAACATTTTACGATTTACTCCGTACCGTAATTTTCATTTGGGAATTAATTTTTTAACTCATCGAACACAACCGTCACTCCCGGTATGTCCCAGGTATCACGACGTTCCCTAATACATATATTGTAATTTGGACGATCATCTGATTTTGTTACAATACATTCGGGGCCAAATTTTTTGCAATACTCGATTACTGCATTTAAATTTGTCCAGTCAATTTTAAACGGCGAACCGTAAACTACTTTGCCTTTGCCCATCATCACAACCTTTAAATTGCATTTGGGAATTAATCAATTAAAGTTGCGATCGCAACAATAATCGATTCCGGCGGTCGCCTATATATAATGGGTGACAATCTTTCGGCGATCGTCGCGGATTAAACATAGGGGGCCGGTTCAACTAATATCGGTTATTCGGCAATACCACGCAAGCCTAAACGATAAAAATTCTAAAAATTTTAGAGAATATTTTTAATTCCCATATATCGTTTAATCACAAATTAACTGCGGTCGCAAGAATAATCGATTAATTGTATTTAATTAATTACGCTCCCCGTCATTCCGTTTAATAGAAGACTGTCCGCCACCTTGCCAGTAGCGTCCTTCGTTCCCTTCTTTCGGGTCATCGTGATAGTTGGGATGGGCGGGTAGAGTAAATTCAATCTCAGCAAAATTTGCTATATCGATTAAATAATCTGCATTGCCAGTTTCTTCATAAAGGCGAAGACGTTTCTTTAAACTGGCAATAGCATTTACACGATGCGGATACCCTTCTCGGATAGGTCCG